TGCACGAGGACAACTGGTTCGCGCCGATCATCGTGCGCGCCGGCGTCGCCACCAACGACCCGGTGCAGCACGCGGCGCTGCTCATCCTGTCGCGCCGCGACGGGGCCGACATCTCGCTCGACGCCACCGGCGGCTGGGGCTCAGGCGTCCTCTCGAACCTCAAGCACCAGCACGAGATGCCGGTCCACGGCATCGTGTTCAGCCGCAAATCGCTGCTCAAGGACAAGACCGGCAAGCTCGGCTTCCGGAATCTCCGCGCCGAGATGTACTGGAAGCTGCGCGAGGCATTGAGCCCTGACTCGGGCCTCGACCTGATGCTGCCGCCCGGCCCCAGGCTGCTCGCGCAATTGACCACGCCGCGCTACGAGATCCACGGCACCGACATCCTGATCGAGGACAAGGCGGCCATCCGCAAGCGCACCGGCGGCTCGACCGACGAGGGCGACGCCGTCGTCATGGCGTGGCACCGCAGGGGAGCCGCGGCGCGCAAGCAGGCGATCAGCGTGCCGGGCCTGCCCCCGCTTGCCGACTGGGAGAGGCCGGTCATCGACCAGTCGCCCTGGCGCACTGACCAGTGGATGATCCAATGACGCCGGAAGAAACCGCCATCGAGGTCATGTCCGGCGATGAGCAGATCATCGCGCTCGGCAAGGCGCGCTGGCAGCGCTGCAAAGACTACGAAGGCACCGCCCAGCAGCGCTGGTTGGCGGACCAGAAATTCCACTGGGCGGATCCGGACAACGGCTGGCAGTGGCCGAACTACCTCTGGAACATGCGCCGCGACGACCCGGCCGGCTACAAGCCGCGACTGACCGTTAACAAAATCCGCTCGCACAATCTCCAGATCACCAACGACCAGAAACAGAACAAGCCGGGCATCAAGATCTCGCCGGTCGGCGACGACGCCACGTTCGAGGCGGCCAAGATCTGGATGGGCCTCGTGCGCCACATCGAGCGCATCAGCAAGGCGACGGTCGCCTACTCGACGGCCGGCGACTTCCAGGTCCAGTCGGGGCTCGGCTACATCAGAGTGGACTGGGACTACATACCAGGGACGTTCGACAAAGAGATCTACATCCGAAGAGTCCGCAATCCGCTCAACGTCTTTTTGGATCCCGATAAGAACGAGGTCGATGGGTCGGACGCGCGCTTCGGCTTCTACTTCGACGACACGCCGCGCGTCGATTTTCTGGAGGAGTTCCCCTGGATGAAGGGGAAGGTCGGCGAGGCCGCGTTCGGCAACTCGCAGGGCTGGATCAACCAGGACCACATTCGGCAGTGCGAGTATTTTTTCAAGGAGCTGAAGAAGGACAAGCTCGTCCTGATGCGGAACCCCGACGCCGAGGGGGCTGCCGACAAGTTTGTCATGGCCAAGTGGTCGAAGATCCCGGCGAAGATCCGCGCCCAGATCGAGCCCGGCGACATCATCCGCCGGCGCGAGTTTATGGACGAGACGATCCGCTGGGTGAAGATCGCCGGCAACGACATCGTCGATCGCGGCAAGTGGCCGGGGCGCTTTGTGCCGCTGGTCCCGGTGGTCGGCGAGGAGGTCGAGATCGACGGCATCCTCGACAGGAAGGGCCACACGCGCGGCATGAAAGACGCGCAAAGAATGTACAATTTCTGGACCTCCAACGCCGTCGAGCAGGTGGCGCTGCAAACCAAAGCGAAGTGGTTTGTGCCAGTCGGCAGCACCGAGTCGCTCGACGCCTACTTCAAGACCATCAACACGTCGAACTACCCCTACGTCCCCATCAACGCCTTCGACAACGAGGGCCGGCAGCTCCCGCCGCCAGTACCCATCGACCCTCCAACGATGGCCGATGGGTATATCAAGGGCATGATGGTGGCGCGCGAGGAGCTGATGATGGTCAGCGGCCAGCGCGAGGAAAACTTCGGCCAGCCGACCAACGCGATTTCGAGCGTCGCGATCGACCAGCGGCAGCGCAAGGGCGATCAGGCGACCTACCACTACATCGACGGCCTCGCGACGGCGATCCGGCAGGTGGGCAACATCATCCTCGACCTCGCGCCGCACATCTACTCGCGGAAACAGGTGCGCCAGATCCTCGCCGAGGACGGCTCCGAGCAGTTCATCCAGATCGACCCGTACTCGGACGTCGCCTACGCCGAGGAGAAGGGCCCCGACGACAAGACCTGGGTGATCTTCAACCCGCGGGTCGGACGCTACTGGGTCGATTCCGACATCGGCCCGAGCTACGCGACCAAGCGGCAGGAGGCCTGGGACGCCTTCGTGCAGATCACGACCGCGAACCAGCAGCTCACGACGGTGATCGGCGACCTGATGTTCCGGAACGCCGACTTCCCCGGCGCGAACGAGATCGCCGATCGCCTGAAAAACATGGTGCCGCCCGAGGCGACGGGTGGGCCGAGCGCGGCGCTGCAAGCTGCCCAGGCGCAGAACAAGTCGCTCCAGGCCCTCCTCGTCGAGATGACCGAGAAGCTTGCCCAAATGGAGCTGAAGACGCGCGACCAGGGCGAGCGCCGCAAGATCGAGCAGCAGGACGCCGACACGCGCCGGCTCAAGGAGATCGGCAACGCGCAGGAGAACATCGGCGACGAGGCGATCCGCCCGATCCTGGAGAAGCTGCTCAAGGAGCTGCTGGGCGAGCAGCGGGTGGGGCCGGAGGCTGCCGCGCCTGCCGGAGGCGAGGGCGAGGAGGGCGACTGGCAGAGCGACCCGATCGTCGAGGAGCCGGTGCCCGGCGCGCGGCTCGCGCCCGACGGCCAGCATTACCTCCCCGACGAGTCGCGGCCGGGTAAGTATCTGAGAGTGGAGCCCGGTGAGTGAGGTACTTGACCCTGCGCGAGTCGATCGCCCTGGCGCTCGACCGGAAGCGCCGCCTTCGCCTGATCCACAAGTGGCGGCACGGCTGGATGACGCTGCCGCGCAACCGGGACCGCTTCAAGCTGATGGCGCTTCGGCATCCGCCGAACCTGTGGCTGGATATGTGATGGACTACCGGGGGCTGGCCGCCCTGGTCCTCTCCGTCGGGGTCGCCCTGACGCTGGTCATCGGAGCCGCCGCGGTAGGCTTCTGGGGGCGGCCAATGAGTGACGTCGGCGGGCAGGCGATGATCGCCATCGGCGGTGCCATCGTTGGAGCCCTGGCCGGGTACATCGTGGGCAAAAAGGTGGAGCCATGAGCATCGAGATCCTGACACCCATCGCGTTGCAGCAGCTCCTGATGACGCACGGCTACGCCCTGCCGAAGTACGGGGCCGACGGCGACTGGGGCGGCGAGAGCGCTGCCGCCTGCGAGGCGTGGTTCGAGAGGGGCGACGACCTCGCCCTGGCACCGGGGGAGGGCCAGCCCGGCGGCGGCATCCTGGTGGTGCCGGACGAGTGGATGCCGGCGTGCGCGATGGACCGCATCATCGTCCACTGGACCGCCGGCAGCTACACGGTGAGCGCCACCGATCGGGAGTGCTACCACATCATCGTCGGCGGCGACGGCTCGCTCTATCGCGGCGACAACTCGATCAAGGCGAACGTTTCGACCAACGACGCCGACGGCTACGCGGCGCACACCAAGAGCCTCAACACCGGCTCGATCGGCATCAGCGCTGCCTGCATGGCCGGCGCGATCGAGAGCCCGTTCCAGGCCGGCGGCTACCCGCTCCTCAAGGTGCAGTGGGCCGCGCTCGCTGCGGTCGCGGCCGATCTCTGCCGGACCTACGACATCCCGGTGACGCCGGAGACGGTGCTCCAGCACGGCGAGGTCCAGGCCAATCTCGGGGTCCAGCAGAACGGCAAGTGGGACATCAACAAGCTGCCCTGGCGGCCCGACGAGAATGCCGGTGACCTCTTCCGGCGCAATGTGAGCTGGCTCCTGGAGGCGCGTCGCTAAGGTGGCCAACCGGCTCGTCCGCCAGAACGTCGATTTCAGCGAGGCCTCCGGCGAGAGCGCCGACGACTGGGGCGACGTCGGGTCGCCCTGGTGGAACGAGCGCGCCAACTGGCGTCACCGCTTGAAGTGGGCCCTCCTCGACAAGGAGCGGCAGGCCCGGCTGGCGCGAGGGGAGGGCTCGGCAGGCGACATCATCGCGAACCTCGGGATGATGCCGGTCTACATGATCCAGGGCATTCCGGAGATCCCGGCGTCGCTCAAGCGCACGGGCGAATTCGTGTCGGGGCACAGCCTCGATCGGCTGCCCGACGAGACGCAGGAGGAATACGTCGCGCGTATAGCGGGCCAGCCGAGCCAGGAGGCCCTGGCCGTCGAGTCAGCCATGAACATCATGGGCGTCGGTGGACGCGCCCATCCTCCGGTGACCAACAAGCTCGTGGCGTTCGGCAGGCAGTTCGGCAGAGAGCCTGCCGAGATATTGCCGCCGGGCGTGCGGACCAGGGGGCCCGAGCCCGCGCCCATGTCCGTCGCCGAGTACAAGGATTTCACCGCCCATGCCGGCGGCAGCAAGGAGCTGGCGGCCCTCACCGTCCTGGCCGGCGAGAAGCGGGGTGGCTTCTACAGCGCGCTCGGCAAGGCGATCGACGCGATGCCGGACAAGGAGCTGACGCCGGCTGAGTGGCGGAAGAAGCTCATCGTCCCCGGCAAGGAGGCCCAGCGCACCGTTCGTGACAAGGAGACGAACAAGCCGATCATCGACCCGGAGACGGGCAAGCCGAAGACCGAGGCCTACCAGATCGAGCCGTCGTCGCCGGTCCCAGGGCTGAAGCCGGTGGAGCTGAACCCGCTGGACGCCTTCCTGAAGCACGAGGAGGAGATCCGCTCGCGGCCCGGCTCGAACCTGCCGCCGACGGTGAGCAAGGAGGAGATCCTCGACCATATCGCGACGGGGCTGCCGGAGCTGCGGGAGTGGCAGCGAGGCGGGCGCGGGTCCGGCGAGTGGAAAGTCTCGATGCGCGAGGACGGGGCCTATCAGGTCGTGGACGAGGAGGGGAACGCCTACCAGCCGCATCGCGACGAGTACCAGCAGAATGAGTTCACGAGCCCGCAGGCGGCCCAGCGCTACATGATGACGCTCGACGAGCTGCCGCACGCGCCGAACAAGGCGTCGAAGTATTCACGCTGGACGCTGGAGGGCGGCGAGAACAAGCGTGAGATCGGCCTCCAGGTGCATCCCGAGGAGGAGTCGGCGGACTGGAAGGTGGTCGAGCACCCCGAGACGACGATCTCAAAGCCGTATTACGCGATCCAGAATGCGCGCGGCGACTACGGGCTCAATCCGAACGGTCAGGGCATCAGGGTCTTTGGTGATCCTGAGTCTGCCGCCAGGGCAGCGGCTGACGAGTACGCCCCGGTGGTCGCGGACGACTACTACGGGCCCCACTGGTCCGACGACGACGAGATCAACACCTTCGCCCACGCGCGGGTCGATGAGCGCAGCGTCCTGGCCGACGGCTACGTTGTCGAGCACGCCGAGTCGGGCAACAAGTCGCCGGTCTTCAAGACGTTCGAGGAGGCCGAGGCCTACCAGAAAAAGCTGCCCCAGGCGAAGAGCACGGTCGTCGTCAAGACGAAGGGCGAGTTGAAGGCGCTGCACGTCGATGAGCAGCAGTCCGACCTCCACCAGGAGGGCCGGAAGTACGGCTACAAGACGCCGGAGAGCAAGGCGAAGAGGCTCGCTGATCTGGAGGAGGCCAGGAAGGAGATCGAGCAAGCGCACGACAACTACAATGTGGCGCTCGATAAGGCGATCGAGTTCGTCAAGACCAAGGGCCCACCCGCCACCTCGGTTCACCGGGCCAACGTCGTCTTCGCCCTTCGGAATATGAGCCAGTTCAAGGAGCTGAACATCCATCCCGACTTGGCGCGCGCCGCGAAGGAGATGGAGTTCACGCTCGCGGACAAGAAGGACGCCATCAGGAAGGCCGAAACGGACAGGGAGCGCATCACCCTCAGCGGCGAGAAGCAGCCGCCCGATGTGCCCTTCAAGAACACCGAGCAGTGGTCCGGCCTCCTGGTCAAGCGGATGATCCAGGAGGCCGTCGCGCTCGGCAAGGAGGCGATCACTTGGACGACCGGGGCTATCCAGAAGAAGCGGTTCGCGCTCACCAACCACATCAAGGAGCTGCGCTACGAGCCGGTCCTGGAGAGCGGCGAGACGAAGTATCTCCTCTCGGCGCGGACGTCGCAGACCGGCGAGTCGGTGAAGCTCAACGACGGCATCGCGGTCCCCGCGAAAGACCTCGACGGCATCATCGGGGCCGAGATGGCGGCGAAGATCGTCAAGGGCGAGGGGAGGGATGCGGGAAAGCCGGGGCTGAAGTTTTTCGACAACGTCGATCTCGATGTCGGCGGCAAGGGCATGGAGGGCTACTACGACGACATCCTCCCCAAGATCATCAACAAGATCGCTGGCAAGTACGGGGCCAAGCTGGAGAAGGGCGAGGCCCTCGGCGCGCGGCCAAAGCCCGACGAGAAGCTCGTGGCGAGGGAGCGGAACAAGTTCCAGGAAACGGTCGATGCGTCCAAGGGCCAGCTCGAGGCGGAGCTGAAGCAGGCCAAGGAGGACATGCTCGATGACTTCAACAAGCTGATCGACGACGGGTTGAGCACGGTAGCCGCGACCGAGAAGGTCACGGAGGCGAACCAAGCCGCACGCGAGGCGGCCTGGGGCCGGCACAACGACCGGATGGTTGCCGCCGATCGCGCGCGGCGGGCCGCGGTCGATGCCTCCGTCAAGCACCCGGAGGTCCACGTCCTCCGCATCACGCCGGAGCTGGCCGAGGCTGCATCGGGTGAGGGCTTCACGCTCTACGCAGGCGGCAAGCGCGGCGCTGCCATGTTCGGCCTCCTCAAGCCCGTCGAGGAGGGCAACAAACTCGGCTTCGCGCCCGACCTTCGCGTCAGGGTGCCGCGCCCAGGCAAGCTGCCCGACAAGCCGCTGATCACCCAGACGACGACCAACAAGAACGCCCAGGTCCAGCTCGACAATGTCGATCTGCTCCTGGCCGGCTTCCCGAAGGCCACCGAGAGCCCCAAGGACTGGTCGAAGATGATGGCGCATGCCTTCGCCTCCGACGAGGTGCCGATCCCGCCCTACGCCTTCATCCGCGACATCAACAGCGATGGCGCGGCGCAGAAGATCGGCTCACTGACGCCTGGGCAAATCGCCGACGCCGACCACGGCTTCGCCGAGGCGGCCAAGATGCGCGCGGCCTACGAGGCCGGGCGACTTTCCCCGGTCACGACCGGCAAGCTTTTCTTCTGGTCGTTCCTGTCCCGCGGCGTGTCGCCCTACACGCAGGAATCGCTCTTCATCGACGCCTTCCACGGGATCAATGACTGGATCCGGAAGGCGGCGCGCGGCGAGTTCACCGCGAAAGACGTCGCGGACTATAAGGCGTGGGCGGCCACGACGGCCCCGAAGGGCGGGGGCCAGCCGGGCTCCGGGGCCCTGCACAACCTCAATGCCTTCGGAACCCACTTCCTCCGGAAGATGTCGCAGATCGGCGAGGCCGGCATCTCCAAGCTCCAGCGCCTGCACAACATGCTCGCCGATCCGGAGATGACCGGCCCGCAGATCCGCCGCGAGTTCCTCAAGCTCGGCGAGGGCGTCGGCATCGACAACAAGGTCGTGAGCTTCACGCTGCTCGTGGCCGGCAAGCCCGACGTCATGGTGATCGACCGGGTGCAGACCCGGCAGCTCTGGGACGACGGCCGCTTCGCCGACCGCAACATCTACGACGGCGTGAAGGTCAACAAGAAGGTCGTCACCGGCACGGCCCTGTCGAACCTCACCTACGGCGCTCGCGGCCTCCTGATCTACGAGGCGATCGAGCGGGCGCTCGGGGCGAAGATCGCCGACATCTATGCAGCCGCCGGGCGGAAGCCGCAGGACGCCAGCATCGGTCGCTATCACTGGGAGAGCTGGGTCGCGCACAGCCAGCAGGAGGCCTCGCACGGCAGCCTGGGGGCGGTCATGGAGGACGCTCTGGGGCAGCGGAACGTCCCCGCCATCTCGACGGTGTCGGCCAAGGAAGGCGAGTACGGGGCCTATGCCTACGGGGCCCGGTATGCGCGCGACGAGGAGGGCCACCCCTATTTCAGCTACACTACGCCGGTCGGGAACACCTACGAGTTCACCGTCCCGGCATGGCGGCAGTTCCTCGACGACGTCAAAAAGCGTAAGGCTAAGGTCGTCCCCAAAGGTTTCAAGGTAACGGAGTCAGGCAATGCCCCGTGGTACGAACGGCCAGGAGTCGATCCAGAAGCCCTCGACCGGCTCGCATCCAGCCGATCAGACCGAGGAGCAGTTGGCTCTGGAGGAGGAGCTGTTCGCGGGGCTGAGCAAGGTCAAGTGGCCGGCGGACCTGCGGGACGATCAACCGCTGACGACTGGCAGCGAGATCCCATCGTCGCCCCACCAGGAGTGAGGCTGACGCCGGTCGATCACGACCCCTTCGCGGGAGAACCGAAATGACGACCGTCCTTATCGTGCTTCTCGTCCTGCTCCTGATCGGGGCCTTTCCGACGTGGCCCTACAGCGCCGGCTGGGGCTATTACCCCTCCGGGATCATCGGAGTGATCGTGGTCGTTCTACTAATCCTGCTACTCACCGGAAGGCTGGGAGGCCTCGCACTATGACGAACGACGAGATCATTGCCGAGCTGGAGCGCATGAAGCCGATGGCCGGCGGCGCGCTGTCCAACGAGCTGACCGCGCTCGGAGAGAAGATCAAGGCCGACGATCTGGCCGCCGCCCCGCCGCCGGATGGCCCGCCGATCGTCAAGGACGTGCCCCTCGTCTGGCAGGACAGCCCCACCCTACTCACCTGCACGATGGGCAACTGGTACGGCGAGCCGGACTCCTACTCCTACCAGTGGCAGCGCGACGGCCTGGATGCCGGCGGCGCTGAGGACGAGGGGGCCTACGACCTGTCGCCCGGCGTCGATGTCGGCCACAAGTTCACTTGCGTGGTGACGGCGACCAATGCCAAGGGCTCGGCCTCATCGACCTCGAACGAGGTGACCGTGGCGTGACCGAGGTCGTCCAGCTCAAGACGAGCTACACGAGCGAGCAGCAGGACGTCATCACCGTCCTGGAGCGCATGCTGGAGATCGCCAAGGAGGGCAAGGTGTCGAGTGTGGCGATCGCCTATGTGCGCGCCGACCGGATGTCGTGCTCCCACTCGTGGTCCTCGTCCTCGACGACGCCGGCGCTCGCCGGAGCGATCTCGAATCTACTCCTCCACCTCCAGCTCCACTCGATGCAGATGGCGCGGGTGAACCCCGACCAGGGCGGCGCGTCGTGACCGCGATGCTGATCCGCAAGACCAGCGAGGAGCTGGCCGGGGCCTACTGGGAGGACACCCACACCGACCGTTTCCGGAAGTTCTGGCCGGACGTCAAGGTGTTCATCAGGCGCAATTGGCCATCGTTCGGCGAGATGGCGCTCACCATCCTCACCGACATGCTGCGCCGGTCGGACGCCGAGGTGTCGCCGGTGATGAAGGAGGCGATCTACGAAGCCCTTCAGCAGAACGCCAAGGAGGCCGCAGAGCGCCGGCCGGAGAAGGTAGGCTACGGGCCGATGATGCTCCGGCCCGATCGCCCAGGCACGATGGAGCAGCACCTTTTCTGGAGGGACTGATGGCAAACGCACTGGTGAAGAAAGCTCGTGGCGGCAAGCTCTCCCCCGCCCCGCCGAAGGGCCCGCCGCAGGACGAGGCGGCCAACGTCAAAAAGGCCAAGCCTGCCGGTCACGCGATGGACGAGGAGCGCGGCTATCGCGCCGCCGACGCCCTACGGACGCTGACCGAGGCCCGCAAGATCTCGCAGGACAAGCAGTTGATGAAGGACGTCCACGCGCACGCCGCCGAGACGGTGAAGAGCCTCTCCGAGCTTTTGTCGGGGACGGTGACCAAGGGCCGCGGCAAATGAGGATCCTCGTCTTCGTCGCCGCGCTGCTGGTTTCGACCGGCGCGATGGCCGCCCCCCGCCACTGCCCGCCCGGCACCGGCACCGATGTCTTCGGCCGCTGCGTCTGCCGGACCGGCGAATTGACCCGCTTCGAGCTGCTGCGCCGCTACGGCAGCACCAAGGATTACTGCTACGGGCTGCCCAACCTCGGTGCCCTCTTCGGTACTTTCGGCATAGTCGGCTCGCTCACGCTCGGCGTGGCGGGAACTCCCGGCGGTCCCGGTGGTGGTCCCGGCGGTGGTGGTCCCGGTGGTGGTGGCTGCCCTGGCTGCGGCCCGACGCCGACTGACGGCGGCGGTGGCGGTGATCCTGGCGGCGGTGGCGGCGGCGGGCAGGGCCACGGCTGCGGCGCTTCCAGTGGCTCCGGCAACTGCGGCGTCGGCCTGGGGCGCGGCGGCGGCAACGGCACCGGCAACGAGGGCAACGGCCAGGGGCCTCCTGGCGGGCCAAAGAAGCCCCCTGGCGGGCATCCCCAACACGGACCCAAGTAACATGGCGAACGCGCAGATGATCGACCCGCTGGCCGACCTCAAGGCCGAGATCGCAGCCGAGGCAGGCGCTCAGCCTCCCGTGGATCCGGTCCTGGAGGAGACTAAAGCTGAGGAGGCGGCGCTCGCCGCCGAGGAAGAGCGCGTCGCCGCCGAAGAGGCCGCCGCGCTTGCCGCCGAGCCTCCCGCCGAGGGCAAGAAGAAGGCGAAGAAGTCCGTTCCCGAGGCGGAGCGGATGGTCCCGGTCGAGCGCATGAACGAGTACGCGGTGCGGGTCCGCCAGCTCGAAAAAGAGAAGGAGGAGTTGGAGGCCAAGCTCAACCCACCGCCACCACCGCCACCCCAGGCTCCGAAGACCGAGGATCAGATTCGCGCCGAGGCGCGCGCGATGGCCCGCCTGGAGATCCAACTGGAACAGTTCAGCGCCGAGGGCAATGCGCGCTACACGCAGAAGGTTTTCGACAAGGCTTGCGACAAGATCGCCGGGCTGATCGCTGGGCCGTCCAATCTCGTGGCGCTCGCGATCGAGGCGACCGGCGGATCCCCCAAAGACGCCTCCGTCGCGATCATGGCGCTCGGCTCGATGGATGCCCCCGAGATCACCGCCTTCCTGGCGCAGTCGCAGATCCGGCAGGCGGCGCAACTCGCCAAGTGGGCGACAGCCAGGACCAAGCGCGCCGCGGTCGAGGAGGAGCCCGCCCCGCGCCGCAAGCAAGTGATCGAGGAGGAGGACGAGGACGAGGAGATCACGCCGCTCCGCCCGATCCGCGGCTCCACGACGGTCAACGAAAGCCTCGGCGACGACGTGCCGGCCGAGCTGTGGTTCGACCGTTTCGAGAAGCAGATCATGAACAAGAAGTTGCCCCACTAGGCTGCGCGGGGTAGGGTCCGCGCATTCGCCCCCGGCGAGCGACATCGTCGAGAGGCTCGTAAATCCCCGCAGTCGAGCAGCGGGGCCGACCGGCAGGACAGCCGAGGAGCCCGTAAACCTCCAGGCCTCGGGCACCGGAGTGAACCCTCAGACTCACTCTGTTCGGAGATCGACGGCGCATGGCCGGCAATCAGATCCTCACCATCTCGATGATCACGAGGGCTGCTGTCAGAATTTGGAAAAACACGAATTTTTTCATCCAAAATATCGGCACGCAGTACGATGATCAGTTCGCGCGCGACGGGGCCAAGATCGGCACCGCGCTCCGCATTCGCCTCCCCAACGAATACACTGTGAGGCACGGCGCTGCCGCACAGCCGCAGGACACCAACGAGCAGCAGATCGTCATGACGCTGTCCACGCAGGACGGTGTTGACGTCTCCTTCTCGTCGGCCGAACGCACGATGGCTCTCGACGACTATGTTGAGCGCATCCTGGCCCCGAAAATTGCCTTCCTGACCGCCGACGTGGCCTACACGATCATGGCGGGCCTGGAGGGATCCGTCGCCAACTACGTCGCCAACGTCGATGGCAGCGGCGCGGTCATGAGCCCGACCCAGTTCACCGTGTTGCGCGCTCGTGCGGCGCTGATGAACAACTCCGCACCTCCCGGCCAGCGCAAACTGGTCTTCGCGCCGAACACCGGCGCGGGCATGGTCAGCACGCTCTCCGGCCTCCTCAACCCGGCACCGGCGATCACCCGCCAGTACATGGAAGGCACCATGTACGACGCGCTCGGCTTCCGTTGGTTTGAGGATCAAACAGTGATCCAGCATGTGACCGGATCCTTCACCGCCGGTGCGGTGGCCGGAGCCGGCCAGACGG